TAGCAGAGAGGCACCTCAATGTCGGACCTCTCTGTAATTGGCATAAGCCCAGTACGCTGGATACCTTTTGCCGTCTAGACGGTAGGGATAGACCTACAAATTTCAATTTTAATTTCTGTACAGAGAGAGTCAATATAAACTTTATCCATAACAATGGCACATCAAAATAGTAACGAACCATTAGCCGATCTGACGCGGCCTGGTCAATCGAACTCCACGGGAGATTCGAGAGCCCTTTACCTTAAGCTGTTTAGTGGCGAAATGTTCAAAGGATTCCAGCGTAATACAATCGCAAGGGATCTTGTAACAAAGAGAACTCTTAAAAACGGTAAGAGTTTACAGTTCATCTACACAGGTAGAACCACAGCTGAGTACCATGTTCCTGGCAGGTCCATACTTGGTAACAGCGATGGAGCACCTCCAGTAGCTGAAAAGACCATCACTATTGATGATCTACTTATTAGTTCTGCTTTCGTGTATGAACTAGACGAAACCTTAGCACACTACGACCTACGTGGTGAGATCTCTAAGAAGATTGGTTACGCTCTCGCTGAGAAGTATGACCGTCTAATCTTTAGAGCTGTATCTAAAGGTGCTCGTCAAGCCAGCCCTATCACAAAGTCTAGCTTTGTAGAGCCTGGTGGAACACAGATCCAAGTTGGAGCTGGTTCTAATGCTGATGACGCATTAACCGCATCTACCCTAGTAACTGCTTTCTATGATGCAGCTGCAGCTCTTGATGAAAAAGGAGTAAGTGGTGATGGTCGGGTTGCCGTACTTAACCCACGTCAGTACTATGCACTGATCAAAGATTGTTCAAATAACAACTTGATTAACAGAGACGTACAGGGTACAGCATTACAAAGCGGGGAAGGTATTCTTGAGATTGCAGGTATTCATATCTACAAATCAATGAACGTACCATTCTTCAGCAAGTACGGTACTAAGTATGCTCCATCTTCAGGTGCAGCAGCTGGTACTGACCTTGACACAGTGAATCCTGGAAACACAGGTTCATTCGTTGACGTAGCTACTGAAGACGGACGTGCTTCTGTAGATGGTATCAACAACAACTATGGTAACGCTACTGACTTTGCTAACTCTTGTGGACTTATCTTCCAAAGAGAAGGTGCAGGTGTAGTAGAAGCAATGGGACCACAGGTTCAGGTAACAAGTGGAGATATAAACGTAATCTATCAAGGTGACGTGATTCTCGGTAGACTTGCTATGGGAGCCGACTTCCTTAACCCAGCAGCTTGTGTTGAACTGTTCGCAGGTACAACTACTAAGCCAGCTGCGTTTGGTACAACATACCCAGCTAACGCTTAATTCAAACATTTATACAGGGGGGCTTCGGTCCCCTTTTTTTATTCTTATGGCACAGATATCATATGCAGCGTCCACAGAACTGGAGGCAGTAAATTCTATACTGATGAGTGTTGGAGAGTCACCTGTTAATACTTTAGATGTACAAAGTCCTGAAGTGGCTATTGCACAGAAAACTCTGCAGCAAGTCTGCCGTGAGATATTATCAGAAGGCTGGAAATTCAATACTGAAACACAATATCCTATTGATTTAGATAGTAATAACCATTGTTTAATACCTAACAATGTATTACAAATAGACCTTAACCGCTTTAAGCACCCTGATAGTTACGATACTATTAGAAAAAAAGATAACGGTATCAGTAAATTATATGATTTACATGACCATACTTTTGAATTTAAAAATGCAACTGATGATAAAATATATGTAGATGTAATTTGGATGACACCTTTTGAAGATATCCCACAGGTGTTCCAAGATTATATAACCGTCAGAGCTTCGAGAATCGCTTCTAACCGCATGGTAAACAACCCACAGGCTGCAGAGCTTATCGCACAAGATGAGGCTCAAGCAAGGGCTGTAGCATTAGAGTATGACACCAACCAAGGTGACTATAATATCTTCAATAACCAAGAAGGTAGAACAAATGCTAGTACTATTTACCGACCATATAAAGTTCTACAGAGAAGGTAATGCCAGCAATTAATCAACGTATTCCTAACTTTCTAGGGGGAGTATCTCAACAACCCGACACAATTAAATTTCCTGGACAGGTCAGAGTATGTGATAATGCTGTCCCTGACGTGACTTTCGGGTTGATGAAACGACCTCCTGGGGAGTTTGTTAAAAAACTAACTAATGCTAATGATACTGGATATTGGTATGAAATATTAAGAGATGGTGATGAAAAATATTTAGTACAAATCACACCCGCAAATACTGGTAGCCATCCTATAAGAATATGGGCTTTAACTGATCTTGAAAGTGGACAAGCTGCGGGTACTGAACTTAGCTTAACTAATAGTAGTGGAGATTCTTTATTTTCTTATTTATCTGGAGCTACTAAACCTTATGCTATACAAACAGTACAAGATTATACTCTTATAACTAATCCTAATAAAACTGTAGGTACCACAGGTAGTACTTTTAGTCCTATCAATAGTGGTAATTATTCTTTTGTACGCTTAGATACAGTTGCTTATAACACTGAGTATGTGATTTATTCAGGTAGTTCAGCACCTGATATGAATAATTATTATAAAGTAACAGCTGTAAAAGTTTATCATAATACATCTGGTGAAAACGAAACATCGTGGGATTATACAATACCTAATGATACCAATACAGCTGCATCAAACCCTAGCACTCCACCAGATTCAGGTGGACAAGGTTGGGCTTATACAGGTAGTGGTTGTGTTAACCAAGCTAAAGGTTATGTTACAGTAAACGGTGCTAGTTTTATTTATAAACACGACCCTCAGTATCAATCAGATGCTGGTGCTACTATTATGAATGGTTTAGATGGTCAGTCTGAAGAAAACTCTAATACGGTTGGTAGTAATTTTATAGGATATAAAGCTAGGTATAGAATTAGATACACTTCAAACACAACTTTAACGCATGGTGGTTTGTATTCCTCTAATCCTGACGGACAGACTATTGCTATTAATATTGGAGGTGTAGGTTATACAGTTAAAATTACTGAAACCGAAGTAGTTAAAACTTATAGAGGTGAACCTGGTGTAGGACTTTACGCTTCCCCGACAGCACCAGATGACGGTGCTTTAAGTATGGCTATTGTCTTGAGAGAATTAGCTAGTTCTGTAACTAATATTAGTGGAGTAAGCTCTGCTGAAGTTATTGGTAATGGTATCTTTATTCAACATAACAGTAGTACAAATCTACACTTTTTAGGTGGTGCTGTTAATGAAGGTATGACTATTATAGGTCAAACGGCATTAGATGTAGGACGACTGCCTTCTCAATGTAAGGATGGTTATGTTGTTCAAATTAGTAACACTGAAAATAGTGATTCAGATGATTACTACTTGAAATTTATAGCTGATAATGGAGGAAGCGGTACTGGTAGATGGGAAGAATGTGTTAAACCAAACGGTTTTAACGGTTCTACAGTTAAAGGTTTAAATCCTGCTACTATGCCACATGCTTTGATTAATAATAGAAATGGTACATTTAGTTTTAAAAAATTAGATGAAGCAAGTAAAGGTTCTACTGATAATTACTGGAAATATAGAGAAGTAGGTGATGATACAAGTAATCCATTCCCTAGTTTTAATGGCTCAGAAATTCAGGAAATATTTTTTCATAGAAATAGATTAGGTTTTATTTCAAATGAACAGATTGTTTTAAGTCGTCCTAACGATTTCTTTAATTTATTTGTTGTCTCCGCTATTACTACATCAGATGATAATCCTATTGATATTACTGTCTCTGACACTAAACCTGCTTTTATAAATCAAGTACTCCAAATGCAAAAAGGGGTGATGATGTTTAGTGATAATGCTCAGTTCCTATTATTTACTGAGTCAGACATCTTTAGTCCTAAAACTGCTAGGTTAAAAAAACTATCTAGTTATGAATGTGATTCATCTATACAACCTAGAGATCTGGGTACGTCAGTTATGTTTACTTCTAGTGTGGCTGCTTATACTAGAGCTTATGAAGCAGTTATAGTAGATGATGATATACCACCTAAAGTTTTAGAACAAACTAGAGTTGTACCAGAATACATACCAAAAGATATCACAATATCAGCTAACTCTAGTGCATTAGGTATCGTAACTTTTGGTAAGAAAAATTCATCTGAACTTTATCATTATAAATATTTTGATTCTGGAGAAAGAAGAGATCAATCTGCATGGTATAGCTGGACTTTAACGGGTACGTTACAGCATATGACTTATACTGGTGGTAATTTCCATGTTGTTACCAAACAAGGAAGTGACTATATATTATCTAGACATGAGTATATAACAGATGCTACAGCTACTAGAAGTTATACTGTAGGCGGTACTGAAGCTAATGTAGGCTCACCGTTATACACAGCTAGGTGGTTTGAAGCTTGCTTAGATAATATGACTATACCTTCTAATATAGCATATTCAACTCAAAGTACAACAGCCCCTGAAAAAACTGTATTAACTTTAGCTTACACACCCACAGCTGCTACAAACTTCTATGCGATTGGTTTAAATGGTACTAATGCAGGTATGGTTGTTAAAGCTGATTCTGTAGGTACCAATACTGCCACCTTTAATAATATTAATATGACTGGGTGGGAGGTAGCTGTAGGATATGGGTACACAAGTACTATAGAACTTCCTAGTTATTATGCAGCTACTGACGCTAATAAGTATGACGTTAACGGTGCCTTAAGGGTATCTGGTCTTAACTTTGAGTTAGGTGTTTCAGGACCAATGGAGTTCCATTTAACAGCTAAAAACTCTTACGTTAATTCTTCGGGTACTTCTACTCCTGAGTTTGATGATTATATTCAATATGAATCAGGTATGAAAACTGGTTTAGCAAACTTTGGTGAACCACCTTCAGAACTTAATAAGTCTGTTAGAGTACCTGTACAAAAGAAAAATGAAAAGTATAAATTACAAATAAAAATACCAGACCCTTTTTCCACCGCTTTAATCTCAGCAAGCTGGGACGGCATATATAACCAAAAAAGACATGTACGAAGGTAAGTATATACAACCCTGCACTCCAGAGTTAGCTCTAAGTGTGGGGTTGAACCTCCGCTGGGAAGACAGACGTGAGGTAGAAGAAACAGTAAAAATGTGTGGTGAAGCTGCTTGTGTCCAAGCTTATTTTGATTCAGCAGTTTCAGTATATTTTAAGGTTCCCAACGGCAAGGCTGCTGGAGTGGCGGGTGTAACCCCTACAAATGCAATATGGATGTTATGTACTGAGGCCAGTACAGAGTTTCCTCATACGCTTGTAAGAGAAGCTAAACGCTGGGTAGATTCTTTACCCAATCCTTATTTATTTAATTATGCAGATATGCGTAATGAAGCACACATTAAATTACTTAAGCTTTTAGGCTTTAAGTTTTTAAAATACCAAGTATATAATAAAGTTCCTATTATAGAATTTATGAAATTATGTGTTCACCCACAATCGCATTAGCTGCAGTTGCTGGTGTTGGAACTGCTGCTGCTGATCGGCAAGCTAAGATGGCTCAATGGAGAGCACAGAAAGCAGCTGTTGATCGGTCAAATGCAATGGCTAAGATGCAGCATGAGAATCAATTAAACATTGCATCTTATAAAGACCAGCAGAAAACAAGAGTATTTGAAGCACAGTTAGAAGCACAAGCAATAGCTAGGAATAGTCTTTCTAAACAACTTCAAATCAACCAACAAGAAGCTACTAGAGCAAGTCTATCTAACCAATTAAAGTTAAATGAAAAAGTAACTGAAGCTCAGTTCTCAGGACAAGAAAAACTAGCTCAGTCTATTAAAGCACAAGGAACTGTACTAGCAAGTGGTATGCAAGCTGGACAGTCTATGATGCTTGAACTACAAGATGTAGAAAGACAGTTAGGATTTGAACAGGCAGCTGTTAACGCTAGTTTGTTTAATGCAAACCAATCATTTGCTATGGCAGAATATGGTAATAGACTTTCACAATATGCAGCTGATTCTAGAGCTATTAATGCTTTACCTGCTGGACCATTATTTGCACCAACCGCTTCGTTTGCACCAGTTGAACCAATCAAACAAGCAGATCCAGAGAAACCAAGTATGCTTGGTTCTATAATGTCTGGTGTTACAGCTGGCGTAGCAGTCGGTCATGGTATCGGTCATGCTGACGGTACATCTGCTTGGTGGAAAACATAATTAACTAAAAACAAACAATGGCTAAAGGCTTTCAAAGGCAAGGGGACTGGCAGACTGGATACGTTCAGCGTAGTGTTCCAACTAGAGATGCTAAAGTAGCAGAACAAAGAGCTATTCAATTAGCTAAAAGAGCAGACGAAGAAACTAAAAAAAGAGTTCAATCTGCTAAAGAATTAGAAGCAGAAGCTAGTAGAATCTTCCAAGTACAAACTGGTTTAGATAAGTATGAGGCACAAAAAGCAGCGGATATGTCTGCTACTTTTAAAAACTTTATGACTAAAACAGTCACAAGTATAGCTAAAACTGCACAAGATCAAGCTAGAGCTGAAGGTGCTGCAGATGCTATATTAGAAGATGAGCGTCCTACTGAAACAATAACGACTAATACTAATCAAAAACTTGAAGAGATAACAGAAGCTTCTAATAAAAATATTGAAATATCAACTAAAGTTGAAAAAGAAATAGCTGAACCATTAGAAAAATTAGGTGAGCTTGATAAAGCCAATAAAGCTCGTGGTATATTTTCTGGTGCTTATAAGTTTGGGTATGAATCTAAAAGAGCATCATTAGCAGTAGACGGTTTTGCTGCTAAGTTGAAAGCTGAATTAGATACAAGTGAAATTCTTTTACAAAGAAAGGATGATGATGTACCTTGGATGATTAAAGATGCAAAAGATAAAGATCAATTACGATTTGCATCTGGTTATTTACTTAATGAGTTTATTGAAAAAGAAAGAGGTACTTTAGGGGATATAACTGTAGCTGAACTTATAGGTAAACCAGCTAAAAAAGCTATATCTAAAGAGCTTAAAACTAGATATGATGCTATAGATCTTGAGTTTAAAGAGAATCAAATAGCAGCTATAACTAATCATTTAGCTGCTTCTATGGAGATGCTTCCTGGTGCAGCTAGTTTAACTACTGATTTATCTACACTTGAAGCTCGTCTTAGACCATACTTAACTGCTACAGCAACTAAAAGTAAAGGTGCTTTACTAAAAGGACACATAAGTACTACATTTAAAGATGTTATTGGTAGATCTGCAAACCCTCAATTAGTTAAAGAGAATTTTCTTAAGGTAGCTACAACATTAAAGTTAGATACATCTATGGGTGCTAAAACTTTAGCAGAAATAGATAAAAGTTTATTTGGTAAAGACGCTATTAATGCTATATTTACTGAAGAAATGTCTAAGCGTTATGCTAGAGAAGTTAGTGGACAAAAACAAGCTGTAACCTTAGCTATTATAAATAAAAGTGAAGAAATAGCTAAAAAGATGGCAGATACTGGGGATAGTATCAATGATTATTCTGAGGAAATGCTATTATTTAAAGGTAGTTTATATAAAGAATATCCTTATGCAGCTGGGGAAATAACTAATTTAATGGAAAAATTCTTTATTCCAACTTTAAGTGATTCTGATACTATACTTGCTATTAAACGATCTTTAGAAAGTAATGGTGGTGTTGTAAAATTATCAGATCTTGACCAAGTAAACATGAAAGTTGCTGAAGATTATATTGAAGATAATAAACTAGAGATTATGGATCAACCTTACACTGAAGTCCATAAAGATCATATTAGAGTTAAAGAAGGTGCTGCAAAGAAAATATTTCAAACAATAAATAAACAAGCTGGAGTTGTAATACTACATGGTAATGAACAAGAAGCTTTAGATCAATTTAACTGGGAAGTTAATCAGAAAGCGTTAGGTATTGTGCGTACAGCTAACCAGAATAACGTTACAATGACTTACCAAACTGCTTATGACCAAGCTTGGGGTGAGATGTATGGAGAAGTACAAGCTGGTAAATCAGATCCAGCATCTAGATGGTACGTTACAAGTGGAGAAGGTTTTAAATATTTTGATAAGGCAAATGTTAATCCATTTTATACTGGCTTAGAAGATTTAGAAGTATGGAAAAACGTAACAAGAAAATCTAATGGAAAAAATGGTCGTAGATTAGCAACTAAAGAATTATGGATCAAAGATCCTAGTAGATTAACTCTTAATCAAAATGGTTATTCTGATGACCCTTTAGTTCAAAGAGTGTCTCGACTTCTTGGTATTAGTGAAAATGATTTTATAGAAGCTCAGAAACAACTATTCCCTAAAGGTACGTTTGACGAACAGGAGGTTGATGAAGATGAAGGTAATCAACTTATAAAAGATAATGCTCAAACATCTAATTCAACTAAAGAAGTTTTAGATTTATCATCTAAAGGTAATGCTGATTCTAAAATTGTTTTAAAAGCTTGTGACGAATGTTTACCTTTAAGTCCAGTTATTTTAAAAAACCATTTCCTTGATTATGAAGATGGGATTTTAAGAAACAGGATAACAGCCCCTGGTCTGTTCTTACAAGCAGGTCAAACTGAAATTATAGATGGTGAGAAATTCACAGGTCATAGGCTTATTGGTGTTACTGATCAGTTTGGTTTACGGGATCATCCTACAACGGGTGAGAAAAACGTAATGCATACAGGTATTGATATCGGTACTACTTATACAAAAGGTTGGCAAACAGCTTTTGCTATAACAGATGGTGAGGTTATAGCTAATCAATCTCATGTTAATTACGGTAATTATCTTGATATTCGTGATAACGAAACTGGAAATGTTTATCGTTTTGCTCATTTAAAAAACTATAATCCAGAATTAACAGTAGGTTCTAGTTATAATGGGCAGATTATAGGTGAGATTGGTACTACAGGTAGGTCTAAAGGTGAACATTTACATCTTGAAAAAATAGTTGATGGTAAACAAGTAGATCCTACAGATGAGTTGGACAGACTTTCTATTGGTAAAACAATAGATAATGGAGAAGGTTTTATAGGTAAATACCCTCTTCGTGCTAATCTATTACCAAGAGCCAGTCGTCATGCTTTGGGTAGAAGATTTCCTGTATCTAAAAAAGAGTTTATCAACAATGAAGCAATGCAAGATAAAGTCTGGTTATGGTTAAATGAACAGTCTTGGCCTACAGCTGTGGAAACAGCTAAAGGTGATTTACACCTTGCAGTTAGATTAAACACAGCGTTGATTATCACAGGAGATATGAATAACTACACCAACCCTACAGTATGGTCATATACTGATACTTATTTAGAAAACCTTAGAAGAGCTGGAGTATTAAAGTAATGTCAAATGAAATTGAAAAGGATGAAAATCTAGATCTTGTTGAACAGGAAACTAACAGTAATGCATTAAAAACTGAAGCTGAACAAGGTGGTTTTGACTTTACTACTCCCAGTCCTAATGAAGGTATGGCTAGTGGTCCTGTAGAAAACTTTTTAGATAACCAAAGTTCTAGATTAGGAAATTGGATTGATGATACTTTCCAAGGAGACCAAACTACACAAGAAGAGCTTTTAGCTGAACGTCAAAGACAGAAAGTAGCTGGTATTGCTGGTGAACAAGACCGTCAAGACGCTTTAAATGAATCTACTGATCTAGTAGACGTTATACCTAGAGAAGTAATCCGAGCACCTCTGGGGGCTATTGAGGATGCAGCTAATAGTGTAGCGTTAACTGTAGATAAAACAGGAGATGAGTTTAAAAAACAAATAAATCAAGCTTTAGGTAGACCTGTCAATCCAGATCAAGACCCATCAAGTGATGAGTATGAAAGTTGGTTTGATGGTAGTAATAAAATTATTGCTGAAAACCAAACAGCTGTAGGTAAATTTGCTAGAGGTATTGGAGAGTTCTGGGTTCTTACTAGATGGTCTGGTAAGGCGTTAGGTCCAGCAAGAGGTAAGGCAAGTACTATGCTAGGTAATACACAACTTGTTAGAGCTGCTAACCCAATGATACAGTCTAATAGATATAGTAGATGGGCTAGTGAGGTTGGTAAAAGACTTTGGCAAGTTGGTTCAGACGGGGTTATAGCTGATTTTGTTATGTCTTCTTCAGAAGGTAAGAACTTAGCTAACCTTGCAGAAGAACACGCACCTTGGTTATTACCTGATTTAACAGCTGCTTTATCAGCTGACCCTGAAGATACTTGGTATGTTGAAAGGTTTAAAGGTGCTTTAGTTGGTACTAGCTTTAATTATGTTGGTCATATTGTTGGTGGTATAGTCAAAGGTGCTTGGAAATCAGGAAGATGGATGCTTGCTCAAAAAAAAGCAGGTAAATCTTTAACAGAAGAAATCCTTAATGAAGGGGATAAAATCTTTAACAACACAATTAATGAGGAATTAAGTAAAGGTGTTGTTAACGATCAATCAGTTGCAGACCGTTTATCTGAAGTACGTTATGAATACGGTAAAGGTATTAACCCTAATAACGCTAAAGATGAGTATATTTTAAAACATTTACTTTTAGAAGACCAAGCTGAATATGCTAGGTTGATAGATGGTAAAGAACCTTCAGAATGGTTTATCAACAATTTAAAAAAACGAGGTAAAGCTGACTTTACAGAGATTGAAGTCACTGATGAAGATACTTTTTGGAGAGAAGCTTTTAGTAATCTTGGTGATGATGATTTCTTAGATGTTAAAGGTATTTTAAATATGCCTGAAAGACCTTCTTTAAGAGAGTTAGCTATAAATGATTATTTTGAGCTTGCTCAGAAAATAGGAGGACGTAAAGGTGATCCTTGGTTGCCTATCCAGAACATGAGTCTTGTTCAATCAGCAGAAAACGCTATGAGGGAGTTTGATCCTGTAGTTAATGCTGATGGTTCTGCAGATTTCCAACGAGCTACTTATGACGGTAGTGTTGTTAAATATGATAAAGTTAAAGGTGATTACCAAGTTTCAATGGAAGACTTGGAAAAGATGTGGAAAGAACTGCAGTGGAATTTTAGAGAAGAAGGTTCTTTAGATACTGCATATAGAACTATAGATGAACCTTATATAAGTAAAGCAGCTGCAGGTAACAAACAGCTATACGACATTTATAAAGAAGTAGCTGATGATATGGATCAAATATCAATGGGCATGAAAGAGGCTGACTATAAAATGACAGTGGAAGCTGATATTGAATTAGCTCGTCCTTTCATGGAACCTATCGCTAAGTTTATAGATGGTAAAGATGTTGATATAGTTAAAGAATACAAACGTATATTAAAATCTTTAAGAGCTAAAGGTGGTACTGATAAGATTACTTATGATTTTATACGTGACCCTTCTGATGTAACTAAATCTGGTCGAGTCAGGACGAAACGTGTAGTAGTTCCTGGTGTTTCTCAGATGAGAGCTAACTTATTTATTTTACATTCTCTTGGTAAAATAACTGCAAAACTTGCTAAAAACACTTTAGATTTAAACAATGATTTACCTTTAACTCGTAACTGGGAAATGTTTACAGACTTAATGAAAGTCATGTATGTTGAAAATAAGTTATGGGGATTTCACTGGGGTAAGCAAGGTCAAGGTGCTCAAGCTGGTGTAGCTGAGGTTTTTGCTCAATGGAAAAAACCACCAAAAGCTAAGTATGCAGAAATACAACAAGAAGCTGATGAGATTTTTACTGAATTAGAAAACCTATACAAAGCAGGTGATAAAGAAGCAGTAAATGATCTTTTACAGATGGCTTTAATGACTAACGGTCAAGTCACTTCATTAACACAAATACCTGAGTATTTAGGTAGAAAATTACTTAACAGACCTGGGGCTAAAGGGATGGCAACTTTTACTGGTCAGTTAGAGCAAGTACCTGCTCGTACTATAGATGAGCTTTATCAAACTGTTATACAGTCTTGGTTAGGACATCCTAAAACTGCTGTTAATGCGTTATTTATGACTAACGCACTTAACATGGCTCGTACTTTAGAAGGTTGGATAGGTGCTAATTTACCTTGGAGAAAATATACATTCAAAGAATCAGAGTTAGTAGGTACCATTTACGAAGGAATGAATTATAGCCAATTTAAAAAAGCTAAAATACAATTACTTGGTATCCAATGGTCTAGTTTACAACGTGCTCAATTTGAAGCATGGGAGATGTTTAAACGTAATTGGGAGATAAATCAAAAACCAAAAGTTTTCGATGAAGACGGTAAGGTTATATTTAGAAAACCTGATTATGGTAGTAAGTTTGATGATAACACAGACAATGCACAATGGGAAAACTTAGGTCATTTCTATGAAAAGTATGGTACAGAAATGCAGAAAAAAGGGTACGGTTTAGTTAATAGTCTTTATAAAATAAATAAAGTACCTTTGATGCGAGCTAACAGAAGTGTTATGAACGCAGGTGATGCTTATACCAGAACTATTATAGGACGGCAGCAAATGGCAGTTTCAGCTGCTGAACAAGCAATTAAAGATGGTTTAGATTTAGATGATCTTCCTGAGTTTATTAAAAAGAATGATGAAATATTTAGAGAGAAAATTTTCAGGAAAAATAAAGATGACATGTGGGTAGTTAAAGATCCAAGAGCTACAGCGATTGGTGACGAAGTTACCTTAATGAAACAGATCCCTGAACAATTTAAAGGTTTTCAAGTACTAGAACGTAACCCTTGGACTAACCGTTTCTTTGCTTTTATGCGTCCATCATTCAATAATGCAGGTAACGTATTTGATAGAACACCTTTGAAAGTGTTTACAGAACAGTATCGAGATATTGTTGAAATTGGTAGTGCTGAATCAGCCCAGAGATGGAATCTAAGCTTAGATGACTTGCCTAGAGCAAGAGATGAAATGGTTGGTAGAATGGCATTAGGTACAACATTAGCAGGTATTGTATGGGGATTAGCATTGAATGGTCATATAATTGGTGATTATCCTGCAGATGAAGCTGATAGAAAATTATGGAAACTTAATAAAATCCAACCTAATTCTGTAGCTATTCCAAAACCTTATAACCCTTTAACACAAGAAAAAGGTGCTAATGGATGGATTTATGTTAGCTTTGGTAGGTCTGATATTGCAGGTACTTTGTTTAGTATGGTTGCAAATGGAGCTTATTATGCTGATGTTATGGGTGAAGATTACTTTACACAATGGGAATCTAAAATGGCATGGTACTTTGGTATGGCAGTAGCAGATGTTGGTGTTATACAAAGTGCTAGTGATCTTTCAAGTTTATTTGATACTGGAACTGGTAACATGCCAAACCCAGAAAGATCTTTTGCTAAATTATTCCGTCCTCAACTTGGTGTAGGTGGTCAAAGTAGATTTTTAGCTGATCTATTTGATAATACTCAGAAAGAATCTAATACATTTTTAGAATATGTTAGGCAACAAGACATTATTTTTAAGTCAAATGTACCTAATGATTACGATATTTTAGGTAAAAACCGTGGTCGTGGTAATGTCCAACCATTACGGAATGGTCCACATAATCCTTTATTAAGGTTATTTAATAGTTTAAGTCCTTTCACTATAACGAGTACAGAAGGTGATAATGTTAAAAAAACTTTATTAGATATAAGGTATAACTTGGGTGCAGAGGTTAGTACATTAAAAGGTGTTCCTTTAAATTCTCAAGAGAAATCTGATTTAAAATTAGTCTTAGCTGAAGATAAAGAGTTTAGAACTGATTTAGAACAAATGATTTCTAGTGATTTGTGGCAACGTAATATGAATAAATATATTGAATTAAACAAGAAAAATGAAGATGGTTGGAAAGCTCAAGAAAATTGGTTTTATACACAAATTGGTAGTATATTTGAAAGAGCAAAAGATAGAGCTACTGAGACTTTAAAAGATGAAGAACGGTTTCCTGAATATAATAATAATTCAGCTGATTCATTGTTTAATCGCATTACCGTTAGAGGTTATCAAAAAGACGCAGCTAGTACATCAGATACTGCTTATTCAGAAAGTTTATATAACCAAATAGAAAAGATACGAAAATACGGTACAACTGGAGTCGCTCCACAATAGGCACCGATCCTATACACATTGATGATCAATGGCAGTTAAAACTAAACATACATTCTCAGCCGCTAACGGTAGCACAGCTGCTTTTAGCGGGCATGGGATAGAATTAAATAACTTAGATGATCTAGATGTATATGTTACTTTGTCAGGTGGTACTAGAGTACTACAGTTACGCCAGTCTACTGGTAGTACTGCACAATCTAGCCACCCACAGGTAAATAATACAGATGGATTGTATTTCCCTGCAGTGTCAGCAGGTACAACTTTATATAACTATCAATTAACTACTGCTAATGATACTATTACATTTAATAGTAACTTACCTAGTGGAGCTATAGTTACAGTAGAGCGTAGAACTAGAGATGGTTCTGGGGATTACACTACCTTTGCAGGTGGTAGTACAGTTAGGCACACAGACCTGAACAGATCTGCTACAGAGTCTAATTATACAGCACAAGAAGCTAGGAATAAAGTTTTTGAGATAGAAGGTAAACTATTTGGAGATGCAGCTAAAGATTCCTCATTTATCACAAGTGCTGATATTGTAGATGGTACTATTGTTGCTGCAGATTTAGCATCAAACTCTGTTACTACAGATAAGATACAAGATAATGCAGTTACAGCAGATAAACTTGCACATACTTCTGTTAGTGCAGGTAGTTATACAGCAGCAGATATCACAGTTGATGCTCAAGGTAGAGTAACATCTGCATCTAGTGGTACCATAGGTGCCTCTGAGATAGCAGGTGATGCAATAAATGGAGATAAGATAGCAGATAATTCTATAAATTCAGAGCATTATGTAGATGGATCTATAGATACAGTACATTTAGCAGATGATTCAGTCACTGATGCTAAGTTAGCAGCAGGAGCTATTGGTACAAATGGCTTGGCTAACGGGGCAGTCACTACTGTTAAGCTGGCAGCAGATGCCGTTAACGGAGATAAGATTGCTGATAACTCTATTAACTCTGAACACTATGTAGATGGTAGTATTGATACTATTCATATAGGTGATAACCAGATTAATACAGCTAAACTAGCTGATAATGCTGTTGAAACAGCTAATATCTTAGATAATAATGTTACACTAGCTAAACTTGGTAGTGGTGCATTACCTACAGATATAACTGTTAACGCTGATAACCTTGTAGCTAACTCTGTTGGTACCAGTGAGATAGCAACAGATGCTGTGAATGGTTCTAAAATAGCTGATAACGCCATTGATTCTGAACATTATACAGATGGGTCTATTGATACAGCTCATATAGGCAATTTACAGGTTACTACAGGTAAAATAGCAGCTGATGCTATAGATGGTACTAAACTTGCAGACAATGCTGTTGGTACTGAGCATATAGCAGCTAATGCTGTTACAACTACGGAGATAGCTGATGCTGAACTCACAACGCTTGCTGGTATGCAGTCAGGTACTGCATCTAATCTTGCAAGTAGTACGGCTCTTACCTCGACTAATGCTGAACTTAACCTGTTGGATGGCAAGAGCATTGTCACAGCAATTAGCGGTAGTTCTACTGACGTACAGTTACCGACTGCAAAAGCCGTTAACGATCAAATAGTTAATACAATATCTGATGTAGGTGGATTTGTACCTGTAGCTAATGAAGTTTCATTCCCTAATACTAACCCTGATCCAGGAAATAACGCTGGTACTATTGTATCTATTGCAGATGCAGGTGGTATTGTTGTTAATGGTTCTGGTGTTAGTACAACTGGTAGGACATTAGGTGGTGCAACAGTAACAATCAATGGTATTGACTCTACTCTTTACAACACTACTATAGCTGCTGGTAAAGGGATGTTAGTACAAACTACTAGCACCTTAAATACTTATGATTACCATAGACTTATAGTAGATGAAGCTGGAGTTGCAGCTGCACAAACCTTAGTATCTGATTTTAATCAAAGATATAGAGTTGGTTCTTCTAACCCTACTTCTAGTTTAGACGATGGAGATTTATTCTTCAATACTTCATCTAATAAGATGTTGGTCTATAACGCTAGTGATACTTCATGGGACGATGTACAGTCTGTAGGTAACTACTTTATTAATACAATATCTAGTTACTCAGGTACAGGAGGTAATAGTGCAACATTCAATGGAACAGCTTATAGATTTGTATTGTCAAATGCTGGTACTTATGCAGAGCAACATCTTGTTTCTATCAATGGAGTCGTTCAGAAACCTAATAGCGGAACCAGCCAGCCATCCGAAGGATTTGCTATCGACGGTAGCTCTATTATCTTTTCTACCGCCCCTCCTGCTAGTAGTGATTACTTTATTATCACTATTGGAGCAGCGGTAAATATTGGTACTCCAGGAAATAATACAGTAAGTACAGCTACTTTACAGAACTTAGCTGTTACTGGAGATAAGATAGCTACTAACTTAGATCTAGCAGATAATAAGAAGATTAGGTTCGGGACAGGGAATGATTTAGAGCTATATCATGATGGATCTAACTCGTATATAAAAGACACAGGCACTGGTGCATTAGTATTGGCTACTAGTAAATTATCAGTCAATAATGCTGCTAGTAATGAAGAGTTAATAGTTGCCTACCAAAACGGCTCAGTAGAACTTTTTTACGACAACGTAAAGAAGTTTGAGACAACGAGTTCAGGTGTTGTTTGTTGGGGTGACTTCAGAGCATCTGGAGCGATTGATATGGAAGATAATGAAAGGATTAAACTCGGAACAGGGGATGATCTCCAGATCTACCATGATGGATCAGATTCATACATAAAAGATGCTGGTACTGGACAACTACATATACATACAAATGAGTTTAGACTTCAAAACGCTGCTGGTAATGAACAACAAATAGCAACAAATGAGAATGGAGACGTACAACTCTTTTACGACGGCGTTAAGAAGTTTGAGACTCATAGTGGTGGCTGTATATTTACAGGGAATTTATATGGTTTAGATAATCACCAAATTCAACTTGGTAATAGTAATGATTTCAAGATCTACCATGATGGAACGGATTCAATCATATCAAATGCCACAAATGTTTTAAAAACTCATAGCAGTCATCTTTTTATAAGAAACGCAGCGGGTAATGAAGATATAGCAAAATTCGTACAAAACGGCTCAGTAGAACTATATTACGACGGCGTTAAAAAGTGCGAAACCCATGCTGATGGATTACATATAGGAGACGGTGGTAATTTAGATATGCCTCACGATTCTTCTCAGATCGTGATGGGTGCTTCAGATGATCTCAAGATCTTCCATGATGGAAGCAATTCATACCTCGCAAATAGTACTGGTAACCTCTACATAAGAAATGGTGGTGGAAGTACTATTTTAATACAACCATTAGATGGTGAAGATGCTATAAAAGCTTATGGTAATGACAGAGTTGAACTAGCATACGACCACAGTAAGAAGCTTGAGACGACAAGTCAAGGTATAAAAATAACTGACGGTGGCCCCGTCCTTACAGTTGACGCTACTAATAATTCGTCAGGTTTAAGAATAAATGTCGAAGCACAAACCACAGGAGAACTACTTAGGGTTCAAAATGATGGAACAACGAAATTCCAAATAACTCATGACGGTAAAGCTGCTTTCGGTACAACTAATACCACTGCTACTGCTGGAACTGGTTTTAAAATCAACTCGTCAAGTGCTGTTATACCTTGGGTCTCAAATGTCATAGATACAACTACTGGAAACCATAGTACTTACCATCTTTATAATCTGCATTCTTCACACCAAGGTTATAGATTTTATGTAACTGCAAATGGTGGTATATCTAATTATTCATCTAATGATGCTAATTTATGTGATGAACGAGAAAAGAAATCTATTACCGATGCACCTTCTCAACTAGCAACTGTAAAGGCTTGGAAACTAAGAAACTTTAGATACAATTTTCAACAAGATTCTGAACCGTTAAAAGTTGGAGTCATTGCTCAAGAAATAGAAACTGTAAACCCTGAATTAGTCAGTGAAGAGTTTAAAGTAAGAGTTGATGATGATGGGAATGACGTTCTTAGAAAAGGTGTAAAAGAAGAGCAAATGATGATGATAAGCATTAAAGCATTACAAGAATTGATTACAAAAGTCGAAACACTAGAAACAAAAGTAGCTGCATTGGAGGCTAAATAACTATGGCATTAACAAAAATAGATGACAGAGGTTTGAAGACTCCAATCGACCTCTTGGATAATGAGAAGATACGGTTCGGTACAACAGATAATGATTTAGAAATTTTTCATGATGGATCTCACTCAATTATTGAAGAAACTGGAACAGGTGCTTTAAAGCTTGTTACTAATAGTTCGTTTCAAGTAAGAAATGACGATAAAGATACTGGTGAATATCTAATCAATGCAAATATTAATGGCTCAACAACTCTGTATTACGATGGAGTATCAAAAGTCCATACCAACGCAAGCGGAGTTGATATAGGTTTATCAAATAATGCTTGTCATTTAATGTTGTTTGACGGCGGTGAAGCTCGATTTGGAAATGGGCAAGATCTTACAATTTCCCATGTACATGCTGAAAGTGCTAATTACATAACCAGTAAAAATAATGTCTTATATATTTGCGGTAAGACAGATCAAACAGCAATTCAAATAGTTCCTGATGCGGCAACTGATTTAAGATATTCAGGTGTTAAGAAGTTTGAGACGACGAGTAGTGGAGCAAAGGTGACTGGAAGTTTAAATACTACTAGTTACATATATATTGATAATAATGAAGATCTTTGGTTAGAAGACAACGGCAAGATACAAATCGGAAATGGGTCAGATCTCCAGATCTACCATGATGGAACGCATAATTATCTCAATTTCGTAAACGGAGCATTAATATTTAGGGATGACAGTACAAATAGAGCATACTTTCATGCTACTGACGGTCATTTTCTACCTTGGACAAATAATACTTATGACATAGGAAGTGTAGGTAATGCTTGGAGGAATCTTGTCTCCATTAAAGCTAGTATAAACACGTCAGCTTCAACAGGAACAGCTTTTACGGGTGGTGATGATCTGGTCATAGGTAACTCAACCAACGGAACAAGAAGCGGTATATCTATTATTAGTGCAAGTAACACTGATGGAGGGATTTATTTTGGTGATGATGCTAGTACCCTTACGGGTCAGTTGGTATATCACCACTCTGATGATAATTTCAAGATTTATACTAGCAATAGTCCACGAGTAAGGTTTGACTCAGACGGCTTAAAGTTTGGAACTGATTCAGCAGCGGCGAATGCTCTGGACGACTATGAAGAAGGCACTTGGACTCCTATAGTTACAGCAGGTATCACGTCTCCTACTTACACGTCTAATCAATACGGTTACTATACAAAAGTTGGTAATAAAGTAAGTATATATTTTTATTTGAATCTAAATGGAGGTACTCCAACAGGTGCTACGGTTGTATTCGGTGGATTACCTTTTACATCAGCAAATAATAGTATGTACGTTGCAATGGCAGGTTATAACAATATTTCAGCATCAACAATAGATAATCCTTTCCCAATTATCTGGCCAAATAGTTCCACCATTCACTATTATAAACAAGAAAATACAGGCGTAGCAACAGTTACAGGTACTGTTATGGGTAATGGTGCATCAAATTTATGGTGGGCAACATATTTAGTATAGACCGTTAGCACGTCTATAAACTAAGCCGTAAACCTGTCACGTTCGGAGAACGTCCCTAAATGGCATTAACAGAAACACAAGAAAACGACAAAATAGAAGTCGTCAATAAATGGAATATACAGGTAAGAAACGCAACCATTATTAAAAAAGATGGCGTGGAACTTACCCGTTCCTTTCATAGAAAAGTATTAACACCAGGAACACTTGATGCAAGTGACAACCTAGTTGATACAGATATCAGTGGAGAAGATGCAGACGTACAAGCAATAGCTAACGCTGCGTGGACTACACAAGTCAAAGCTGACTATAAAGCATTCTTAATAGCAAACAAATCTAATACTCCATAAAAATGGCAACAAAAACTTGGCAAGTAAATACCCTTCAAAGAGAACTAGCAGACGGGTATGTAAATAAAGTAATCTACCGTGTTAACGGTGAAGATGGTACTTATTCATTTAGAGCTACAGGTGAGGTTGATCTACCTAAGCCTGATACTCTTGTTCCTTATGCTGACCTTACTGAAGCAACAGTACTTGGTTGGGTAAAGGCAAAACTAGATGCTGATAAAGCTGGTACTGTAGCGGCTATTGAAGCGGCTGTAGAGAACGGCGTTAACGAGCAAAAGACTCCAACAACAGGTGTAGGTAAGCCTTGGAGCTAGGTGAAAGTCCCTAAACTGCCTAAAGCTTTAGATATGCCTAGCATCCCTCTAAAGCAACCAACAGCAGAAATGCCAGTATTTCCACCAATCATTATTCCTCCTCAAAACTTAAAAGCCCCAAAAGGGGTGGAGTTAGAGGAGGTTCCTGAGGAAACAGAGGATGAAGAAACAGCACAAACTGAACAACCTAGTTTAAGAGTCCCTGTTATAAAGATAGATTTACCTTTACCAACTGCTGAGGTGGTAGCTACGGCTACCTACGCAGCTGTAGCAGCTGTAGCAACAACCACATTAGCAACACCTTTCTTTAATAAAATTAAGAAACAAATACAAAAATTCCTACAGAAAAAAGTTGACAAATGGAAGGAAAACCGCCAGAAGAAAAAAAAGGACTCCTCGGTAAGTTAAAAGATGCTGCGGAGGATCAAGAACATCAAATACAAATTCTAGGTACATTTGTCCGTCTTGGAGTTGTAGTTTGGAGTGGATTTATCATTACAATGAACTACGTAGAATTACCTATGGTCAAGAAGTCTGGTAACAGCGATATCACGTTCGTTGCTTCGGTATTTACGGGAGCACTCGCAACTTTTGGCTTGACTACTGGTAATAAAAATAATGGTAATAACAAACCCATTAATTGTCCTATGGCTAAGAAAAAAGAAGAATGAAAAAATGGTTATTAACGCTGTTATTACTTTCACCGACTACTGTAAGTGCTGAATTAGTACAACCCAATTTTACCCAAGGGTCTATGAATAGCACTACCACTACGACTCAGGATATCACTGAGGAAATCACAACAACCACCTATGGTGCCGCATTAAATAAATGGTCAGGCGACAATATAACTCACACCTCAGCAAGCTCTGGAGGTTTAGTAGATTCAGATTCAATCTTTACGATTCACACAGCTGGAAGCGACTTTTCACTAGAAGTAGTGTCAAGAGCAGCCAGTCAGATAATCGAACTTACAGAGATCGAAAGAACTATCGAAACGGAATCTACTACTGTCTCCTTGTCAGTCTTCTCTCAGTAACACCTGTTAAAGCAGCAGAAGGTGAAACACATAACACCTCTAATCCTGTTGCAGCAGCGACAGGAAATGTTACAAACCAAGCAGTCCAATTCCAGAATAATGGTGCTCCTTCAAGGCAGCACTATGGTTCTGGGGTTAGCTGTAATGGTGCTACAATGACGTTTAGTCCTTTCTACATGGGGAATCATACGGTTCCCTATGATGATGAGATGAGCCAGAGAAGCTACACAATAGCTGAGAACTGGGGAGGACAAGTTAACTTTATGATACCTTTAGATCGAAGAGGTTTAGAACAGTGTAGGCGTATAGCAAAACGACAAGAAGAAAAGCTAAGACTTGACTATGAATTAGTTAGGGTTTTAAAATGTGCTGAACTTCAACGTAAAGGTTTTATGCTAACTGAAAACTCTCGTGTCTATAGTATGTGTAACGATGTCGTTCCTATAGTAAAATATCAAGCAAACAAAAAAGCTGCAGTTAAGCAGTATTTGAAAACAGAATGTACTCCTAAAGAAAAGAAATTCCTTTGGAGTAAACAGGAGTACGAATGTCCAACTAACACTAAAAAATGACTTACGCTAACAAAAGTGCAAAAGAACTTTTAGCTGAACAAGCGGCTAAAAAGAAAAAAACAGCAACTAAAAAATCCACTAAAACTACTAAAGAATAATGATCCTAATTTTAAAGCCTATCCTTTTCGCATTTATAAAGTCCAAAGCAATGAAGCAACTTGTTGTTGACTTGCTAGAAGGCTTGGCAAAATCCACAGATAACACACTTGATGATCAAGCTGTGGCACTGGTAAAGAAGAATTTATTACCTAAATAATGACTAAAGCTAGAGCAACTGAAGCTCAGTTCAATGAGCTGCATAATTTAATTACTAAGGAGTTTCTAGAAAGAATAAAAGCTGGTGAAGCTACTACTGCAGACCTAAAGGCAGCAGCTGATTGGCTGTATAAGAATGATATCACAGGCATAGCATTAGATGGATCTCCTCTTGGTGCTCTAGCTGATCTAATGCCAAAGGTTGATTTTGATGCAGTACAACGAGCAGTAACACGCTAATGGCCCCTAAGAAACTCCCGCTTTCTAAACTCAAAAAGAGTGCCCGTAACTACCGCAAGAATCCTTTGTCTAGAATAAAGAAAAATTCAGCACAAAGGAGAAGAAATAAGCTCAAAATCAATAAAAAGTACCGTGCTGAACTAAATAGAGCTAGGCGTAAAGCTAAAGCTTACGGTAAAGGCGGTAAAGATTTCTCCCATACTAAATCTGGAAAGTTAGTTAGAGAGAATCCTTCTAAAAACCGAGCAAGAAATCGTGGTAGGAAATGACACCAGTACTCCCAACATCTGAACACTACTTACAAAACCTTATAGTTATGACCTCATCTGATGCAAAACGTCTATGGAGAAAAGCTATAAAAGAGGCAAACAATTATGAATGTATTTATTGTGGAAAACCCCATAACGAGAATGATCTTACCATTGATCATGTACATCCCAGATGTATGGGAGGTAGTTCCCATACTTGTAATTGCGTTCCCGCATGTAGGTCGTGTAATCAGAGCAAAGGGAGCACGAATTGGTTAACTTGGTTTAGGGATAACTTCCCTCCCAATCAAATTAGAGAATCGCTGATCCTTAACTGGATACAATAACACTGTAAGGTACCTACAAGCCCCTACAACGGGGCTTAAGTACCCTTTATATACATATGCCTAGAAAGAAAAAACAAGCACCCTTAGAGGAGCAATTACAGAAAGACTTCCGTTTATTCCTAACGGCTATCTGGACGCATTTAGCGTTACCACCTCCTACCAGGGCACAGCTTTGTATAGCAGAGTATTTACAACATGGACCAAAGAGACTCCAAATTCAAGCCTTTAGAGGTGTTGGTAAATCTTGGATTACTGCGGCTTTTGTTCTTTGGACGTTATATAACGATGCAAACAAGAAAATCATGGTTGTTTCGGCTTCTAAGGATAGAGCTGACTCATTTTCGATCTTCTGTCAAAGATTAATCCTTGAGGTACCTTGGATGTCCCATCTAAGACCAAAGAATGATGACCAGAGATGGTCTAGAGTGTCTTTTGATGTGGGTACTGCTGCACCTCACCAAGCACCTAGCGTTAAATCAGTCGGTATTACGGGGCAGTTAACTGGATCTCGTGCAGATTTGATGGTTTTAGACGATGTAGAGGTGCCAAACAATAGTATGACCGAACTACAACGTGAAAAACTACTTCAACTGGTTACTGAGTGTGAGTCTATTCTTACTCCTAAACCTGATTCTCGTATCATGTTCCTTGGAACTCCTCAAACTACTTTTACCGTCTATAATAAACTCAGAGAACGAGCTTATAAACCTTTTGTATGGCCAGCTAGATACCCTCGAAAGGTGGCTATGTATGATGGTTTACTCGCACCACAACTAGAACAAGACTTAGAAAATGAAACAGATCTCACTTGGAATCCAACGGATACAAGATTTAAGGAGGACGATCTGCTGGAACGTGAATCTGCTATGGGTCGTAGCAACTTTATGTTACAGTTTATGCTGGACACTTCTTTATCTGATGCGGAGAAGTTTCCTCTCAAATTTTCCGATCTCATCATTAATCCAGTTAACCCCGAAACAGCACCTGAAAACATCATCTGGTGTTCAAGTAAAGACAACATAGTTAAAGAGTTACCTTGTGTGGGGCTTCCAGGTGACTATTATTATAGCCCTATGCAGGTTCAAGGTGAATGGAAACCATATAGTGAGACTATCTGCAGCGTAGACCCCTCTGGAAGGGGTACAGATGAGACTGTAGCGTGCTTTATTTCCCAGTTGAATGGGATTATGTATTTACATGAAATCTACGCCTCTCAGGACGGATATAGCGATAGTACATTACTTGCTATTCTTGCTAGGTGTAAAAAGTATAAAGTTTCAACACTTTTAATTGAATCTAACTTCGGTGACGGCATGGTATCCGAACTATTTAGAAAACATGCCATTAATAAAAATGTACCAATTAACATAGAGGAAACAAGAGCTAATGTCAGGAAAGAAGATCGTATTATTGACAGCCTTGAGCCTGTCTTTAATCAGCATAGGTTGGTTATTGACCCCAAGGTTATTAAATGGGATTATGAATCGAGTTCTGAAAGACCAACTGAAACTAGATTCCAATATATGCTTGGATACCAAATCTCCAGGATGTGCAGGGAAAAAGGGGCCGTTAAGCACGATGACAGAGTCGATGCCCTTGCCCAAGGGGTCAAGTGGTTTACAGATGCCCTCTCCATCAGTGCTGATCAAGTAAAGGTAGATAGAGAAAAACAAGAATGGATAGACCACCTTCAAGCTTGGATGGATGATCCTCAATCAGAAGCTAATTATTTAGCTCTAGGAATGGACCTAAAACAAAGACAACAAGCTAGAGGTTCAGATGCTAAAAACGGTGTCCCTACTTGGATTTAGAGGAACCCCCTTATAATACACGGAGAAGTGGTGCTCTTCGTGTGTGGAAACAGCGGTCAAAGGGAAGAAGAATAAGACAACATTCTTTCTCTTCTTCCCCCCTTTATCTATCATGTCTGCGAACGAAGTGAGCCATGATCCGTAAACTATTATTACTCTTACTACTATTAAGGATAATAGGTCCAGTAGGAGGTATTATATACCTATATATAAAGAACAATGTTAATGAGAGAGAAAATCCTCAAAGCCTTATTAGCTCACAACCACGGGGAACTTCAAAAGCACTTAGCTAACATAGAAGTTTACCTAAATAACCCCGCAGGTATCGGAGAGCACCCAGGTGTCCTAGAAGCTATCGAAGCTGAATTACACGATGCCTCCAAGTATGAAGAGAATATTAGCCTGATTAATAAGTATCTTACGGGGTCTTAAATTTTAACATAATTTTCTGAAGTGTATTCTCTACGCCCCAGACATTTGTTACCCCCCGTGGTGCCCAATGATACAGGCGATAGTACATTTGTACTACTACTGGGGGGTAGTGGTACATTTGAACTACCACTCGGGGGTAGTAGTACATTTGTACCACTATCATGGCGTAGTAGTACACCAGTACTACTCCCTGGGAGGTGCTAATACATATGTACTACTACTTCGAGGTAGTGATACGGATGTACTACTACCTCTTGGGGAGACGTAGGTAGAAATACCTATTGACATCTGTTGTGTTGAATCTCACAAGTATTTATACCTAGTGACTTGCTTATTGATTAGTTTTTGCTATAACAGGTATAAGTTATTTTAAATTAAATTATGTAACAAATAGGTATTAATACTTAGATTAGTACAAATGTATTAGTAATAGTACAAATGTATTAGCGATAGTATAAATGTACTACAATACAAATGTACTATAGTATAAATGTACTATAATACAAATGTACTATAATACAAATGTACTATAGGTATTTATACTTAATAAAAAAAAAGGTGGGCTTGGCCACCATCATCAGGGGCGTGAGTAATTATACCTACTCTAAACACTGAAAGCCCCTGAAAGTATCAAATGATACCAAATACAACAGCTGAGTATTTCTACTCATAGCCCTATCACCTACACCTTATATAATTAAGGAGTAACAAACACACAACGAGGTTAAAAACTAATTATCTTGATTCTCTAACATTTGTTGACTTACATTCTAATCATTTGATATTGTAAGTACATACAAAACAAAAGAGGATTAAACCAAACACAATCAAACTATAGGACTCTACCTTGTAAGTAGAGAACAGCTTGAAACCGAGTGAGTTAAACGGACAATCTGAGTATTTATACTCTAACGTCACTGGCCATCGCAAGCGTTACCTAGCCACAGTGTCGGCCTTGTGGGGCCAGCTTGAGCCAGGGATATAGTGGGAGTACGTATTGTCTCTGCCGTCAATGCGTTAACTAATAAGTGAACTATTAATTACTATAGTTCATATGTACTATGTCGGCCAACCGACCCTTGACTTAAGACTAAGTGAAAGTGTGTAATACATATGAGCTATTTCTTGGAGTGGCTAGGCTATTCATTCGGGTGTAATTCCTGAACACTCCACAATCCACCATCATCACAGGTGAACGCTTTCCACTAATTATTATGAGTTACGCTCAACTATCAGCGGAGGCTCGCAATGTGGTGGCCATGTTCACTCAGGCTACAACGCTTGAGGTAGAGAATGGCTGTAATTGGTATCCTGAGGCACATCAGATCGCCTACAAGCTAGGTAAACGCTTCAATGTAAGCACTGACCAAGCTGCGGGTGTTATCGCTGCTCTCAGCCCACTTAACGAGTGGAGTCGTAATGTTCTTAATGCCGAGACTATGCTCAAGGCATGGAATCATGGGACAGCTGAGGATGCAGTCAATGTGAAATGTTCTACTCCTCCTCTTAATAAAGAGAAAGCAGTACGCATTATACAGGATACTGGCGAGCCTATCGTCAACATACTCAATGGCCCTAAGGTTACTGAGTTCTTCAACTGCATCACTCAACCTGAGATCAACGATGTTTGCATCGACGGTCATGCCTACTGTATCTTTATGGGGATACGCCTTGCACTCAAGGACGTACCAGCCATAGGTAAACGATTAAGGCAACGGATCAAACAGGACTACAGGGACGCCACAGCCTTCATTAATGAGGAGCTAGGCGAGAACTACCTTGCAGCCCAGATCCAAGCTATCACATGGGTTACTTACAAGAGGATACACAATGTTTAAGCAACTAACATTCATGCCTATCCTTGATGGGTGTGTTATGACCAACAGGGCTGCCCTCCAGGATCCAGCCGTACTAGCCGTTCTCACTGATTTACATGACAGACAATACAAGGATGTCCGACTCCCAATGGGACATTGGAACATCTCCGACTATGACTAATGGTCAACCTATCCCTGAGGATGTATGGCTTGCAATTCTAAGACTAGAACGCAAGAGGTATAGACAGGAACGGATAGAGAATGGTGACACATACACCATATGAGTACCATGAAGGTACTGGTAGCATGTGAAAACAGTGGGACAGTACGCAATGCCTTCATCAAGCATGGCATTGATGCTGTTAGCTGTGACATCCTACCTAGTATTACAGCGGGGCCACACATTCAAGGTGATGTGCTTGGCCTATTAGATATGGGATGGACTCATCTCATTGCTCATCCACCTTGCACCCACATAGCAGTCAGCGGAGCTAGACACTTCAAAGCTAAGATTGCTGATGGGAGACAACAGAAAGCACTGGAATTTGTCGAGGCACTATGGGACTCACCAATCCCACACATATGTATCGAGAATCCTGTCTCTGTTATCTCAACTAAGACAAAGCTAGGCAAATGTACTCAGATGATCCAGCCTTACCAGTTCGGACACCCTGAGAGCAAGAGGACATGCTTGTGGCTTAAGAACTTACCCAAACTTACGCCAACAGACATCTTGCCTAAACCTGAGTGTGGGTACTGGGAGAATCAAACTCCTAGTGGACAGAATAAGCTTGGCCCATCTAAGGATAGATGGCAGCTAAGAAGTAAGACATACCAAGGGATAGCGGAGGCTATGGCTACACGCTGGGGACTTGGTATGATTCCACCACTGTAATTCTATTATTAATTATGCAACCAACTAAAAGATCATCACAATGGGTTGAGGACATCAAGATCCTTGACTTCTGGAATGGTACAGTCTTGGTTAACACTAAGACAAGTACTGAGTACATCTACTACAATGTATCTCGACGTGCTATCCTTAATCTCTGCATGAATGACAGGATGAGCCTTGGCTTTTGGGTTAATGAGAACTGTATTAAGCCAGAGCGTACTAACTTCACCTACTACACAGGAGGTTGTAATGTCTGAACCATACACAGGGTCATACGAGGCTGATTCTCGTACCCTATTCTTTGATACATCAGTTGAGCCTACATTCCTTGAGAGGCATGTTAACTATGAAAAAGATCATAGTAATAACACCTTGAACATCAAGATCACTGATAACGGTGAGATGTTAGATGAGGTCTTGAATGATTTAGGTATCTCTGACCTATCTGATAACTACCTTTACTCACACTACAACGTGGATGCTAATGTCCCAAAAGATTTGCAGGAAGTGTGATACACTTAAAGACTTGGAGGATTTCCCTCTATTCTCAACAGTAGGGGCAGGTAGGAAGAACACTTGTAAGGCTTGCTCTAATCAACTCGCAACCGTTAGAGCTAGGCTACGCAAGGCCAATCCACCACCTCTTCCTGGACCTTGCCCAGCCTGTAATAGGCTGACCTCTCGGTGGGTGCTGGACCACTGCCACCACACCGATCAATTCAGGGGCTACATCTGCAATAGTTGTAACCTTGGGTTTGGTAAATTCAATGACGATCCTGATTTGATGAGTCAAGCCCTAAACTATCTGACCAAACCACCATCATCGAGCACACCATGCTTACATTCGAGACAACCCACGAGTACTACATGAAAGATCCACACATGTTTTACTGTGCTGACCACGACGGACTCTGCTTATCAGTGGATTACGAGGATACAGTACGCTTCACTGGGATCACTGAACAAACCATTATCAAATTCGTAAGTGGACTCTTCAAACATAATGCCGAACTGGCAGCATCACTCAAAAAGGAAATCGGGTTGCAGGACATTACGACCCCAACAATTAAGACAAAGTCGAGAAAGACTAAAAGCCCTATTGCGGCAGCTTAATGATCACACTAACACCCAAACAGGAGGAAGTACTTCTAACCGTCTCAGAGCAAGAAGGCCGACACCCTAGCCAGATGTTAAGTCTACTGATGGACAGTGGTGTTGATCTCTTCTACTGTAGTAGAGAATCACTGTTCAGATCAAAGCGTGGTCAAATAGACGACGTAACGGGTACAGGCTTAAGGGATGAAGCCCAGGATTTCCATAAGCGTGAATATAACGGCTGTATGCTACCATTAGGTGAGGAGGTGTATGCTTCCTTACCTGAGTATGAGGATCACCCTTCTGAATACTATGACAAGCTACTGAATGAGCAAACATGAGGACTTTAAGTGGACAGTCATTGCCATTTTAGTGATGGCTGTCCCGTTAGGTTCCATGATGATCATCAGTGAACTGACCAAGTACAATCCACGTAACCCATCCATTGATTTAATTCACTAACTATGGCTAGACGATACGACCCATTTCCCAACAGAATAAGTGAAGTTAACCGATGGAAAGCCACGGATGAACTCACACAATTTGATAGCGAAATGTGCTTAGGGGCTGCTGATAACTGGAACTTACCAGAATCACATGTAGCTATTGTCCGAGGGTACCTAAAGGATGGTACTATCAGGGAACGGGCATACAAACAATTTGGACACGCTCATAGGTATATGTTATCCTTACTTAAAAATAAGGAGGACTTCACATTAATGACCTATGATGAACTACAGGACACACTACCCGAGGATGCCTTTGATTAATGTACACGATCTCGCACAATTACTTGACAGACAGGGCTACTACATCAATGATGATGACGGTGAGGTAGTACTCAACTATGATCCTGAAGAGGATAATGTTGATAACCTACTCATTGTACTCGCAGCTGTTGGAGCCTTGCACGTTAAGTATAAGCCAGAAGACCATCAACTTGGATTCTTCTTACCAAACTGGAAATGCTATGGCAGTATGGAAGCATACTGTGAAGAGTTTCCTAATGACCCCGCATGTAAAACCTATGACACATGACCTAACACAACAACAGATTGAAGCTCTAGATGAGCACGACTACACTATGCTTTTAGCTTATGGCGACACCCTCACAGATCAACCAACAATTTCTATTGGAACAGGAGGCGATCTCTTGTGGGAAACAGAAGCTGAGAGATTCGATAGAGAAGTTGGAGAGCAAGTCTTACAGTTCGGCAAGCGTGTACGGAGTACCGTCAATAACGGCTGCACTCCCATTGCTCATGGATTACATAGACAAGGAGTTCTGGAAGCTAACCAATGGTCAAGCTGGTAAGTATTACCAACCCGTAGCTAAATACTTAACTGAATTAGAATCAATAGCTATTGCATCAATAGTATTGAAGGTTACATTCGATCAGGTATTCAGCACTCGTGAACGTGAAGACTATGTACTTAATGTTATCACTAAGATAGGCCAAGCATTAGAAGCTGAGTGTAAGTTTAGATGGTATAAATCTGAACATCCTGGGTTAATGAAATACATCGAAGACACCTATTTCCATGAGGCTTGTGGTACTGTTCAAAAGGAAAGTATAGCTAGTCAGAAGTTTGGTGAACGTGACATTCGATGGGACAAATGGAGTTTAAAGACTCGTATTGTTTTAGGCAAGTTTGGTTTGTTAGCTGTTATGAAAACAACTGGTTGGTTTGAAATAAATACTACAATTAATCACCGTAAACGTAAGAAGTCAAGGGTGGTACCTACAAAAGCCTTCAATGAAAAGAGGGAAGAACTTATCAAAACAGCTGAGATGTTCAGTGGTATCCCGTGGCCTATGTTGATAGAACCTAATGACTGGGGTTATAAAGACGGTAAGATTGTTTACGGTGGGTATGTTGTCAACAGACTTATGAAGGGCCATGATCTTACTAGGAAGAGCAACCCCCTTATTATACACGGAGAACTTCCGATAGCTTTTTTAAACAAGCTACAGAAGGTTAAATACCGTGTGAACACTCATGTTCTGGGTGTAGCTGAAGAGTTTGAAAGAACAGGAAAGATAGTAGGGAAATTTATTCCTATATCCCCCTCTTTTAAACCGCCAAGACCTCCTGATGCCGATGAGGATACAGAGAAAAATCTGGCATGGAGAAGGTTGATGGCAGAAGGATATAATGCTGATCGAATTAACTTTAAGAGATCAGTTAGAACCAGAACACAGATGGAAGCTGCTAGAAAGTTTAGAGATGAGGTCTATTATTTATGCTGGTCTTTTGATTATAGAGGAAGAGCATATCCTATACCTGCTTTCTTAACTCCTCAAGATACAGACTTTGGTAAGGCGTGTATTCGCTTCGCTGATGAACAGCCTGTAGATGGAGATGGAGGTACAGTATCAACGTGGTTAGCCTTTCAAGTAGCTACTACTTTTGGGTTAGATAAAGCCACCATCATCGAGAGGGTGCAATGGGTAGATAATAACAGAGACTTAATCACAAGGGTCGCTAAAGATCCGATAGGTAATCTTCCTGATTGGGAAGGTGTAGAAGAGCCTTGGCAGTTCATGGCTGCATGTCACGAATACTACCATTGTTGCATAGAGTGTGATAAGAATACCACAGGTCTAATGGTAGCTGTAGATGCTACGTGTTCAGGACTCCAGATCCTCGCTGGTCTAGCTAAAGATGCTAGTACAGCTGATCTTGTTAACGTGTGTCCTTCAGATAGACCTAGTGATGCATATAAAGCTGTTGCCATAGAAGCCAAGAAGTATCTGCCTCAACGGATGCAATCTTGGATGGACAGAAAAACCGTCAAAAGAACGGTTATGACTATACCTTACAATGCTACTAAAGACTCATCTCGGAAGTACATTAGGGAAGCTTTGAAGGAGAAGGGTATTGACCCTGAACCTGATGAGTTAACTGAGGTTGTCAATGCTGTCTATAAAAGTATGGATGCTATAGTTCCTGGTCCTATGCGTGTCATGCGTTGGATTAAGAAACATGTAGGAGAATACATCAAGAATGGTGGTACTGAAGTTGAATGGGAAAGCCCAACGGGTTTTGTTATCAACCAAGTACGGAACCATATTGAAACAGTTCAGATGGAACTACAGTTATTAGGTAGAGTCAGGGTTAACATACCTAAGACAGATGAGGACGGTAAGGTTGTTGAAACCCCTTGTCCTAGAAAACATCGGTCTAGTACTGCTCCTAATTTCATACACTCCTTGGATGCCTCCATACTGCACAGTTCTTTTCAAAAGTTTAATGGACCATTCACAGTCATCCATGACTCAGTTCTTTGTAGAGCAGGAGACATGGGAACACTCAACTCACTTGTGCGAGAAACCTACACCGATATCTTCACGAGAGATTGCTGGCTTACACGTTTTGGAAACACCATTAATGCCTCAGAGCCACCGCCAATAGTAGGCACATTAGATCCTAATGTTGTCACTAATTCCACTTACTTTTTTTGTTAAACACCATGACTACTTATGTCACTAAAGAACCTGTATTACTCGATGGGTTCCAAGCCGTTCTAAAACCTGGGGAGTGGGGCTATAAATTAGCTGCTGTCTTACCAGAGAGTATTGTGAAAGACCTAGAGGAAGAGCGTGAAAGTGCTCTTGAATGGGCTAGAAGCAAGGCAAAGAACCCTAAAAGAGTTACAGTAAAACCTGAGCCTTGGGAAGAAATAGATAGCAAGCCAGGATTTTATCAAGTACGATTCAGTTGGAAAGATGGAGACAAGTATGTACCTGTTGTCGTTGACACGGAAGGTACTGCAATAACTGACGAGACTACCCCTATATATAGCGGTACGATGGTCAAGATAGCTTTCTTCCAAAAGCCATACGTGCTACCAGCAGGTGATATTGGTACATCATTAAAATTAAAGGCAGTACAAGTTATCAGTTTAAATACTGGAGCTGGTGTTGTTGATGACGGGGATATGACCCCAGATGAAGCTACAGCATTGTTCGGAGCCACGAAAGGATTCAAGGTATCCGCACCTAACCCTGTAGCTGCTGAAGACACAGAAGAGGATGAAGACTTCTAATGAGAAGTGGTCTTGAAAAAGAGGTAGCTGCTATACTAAATAGGTTAAAATTAGATTATACTTACGAAGAAGACAAGCTACCATATGTCATAGAACATAACTACATCCCTGACTTTAGGGTTGGGGATGTCTACCTAGAATGTAAGGGTTGGTTTAAGAGTACTGACAGACGCAAGATGCTGGCTGTTAAGAAGTCTCATCCTGACCTTGACATTCGTTTCGTATTTCAATCACCATATAACAAATTATCTAAACGCTCAAAAACCACTTATGCCATGTGGGCCGAGAAACACGGTTTCCCTTGGTGTGCATCATATGCAATTCCAATCAGTTGGCTCAAATGCAAATGAAGGATCCGAGTTCTGCTATCATACATCATGCTCTAACTGTGGCTCGTCCGATGCTAACAGCGTCTACTCTGACGGCCATACTTATTGCTTCAGCTGTAATGCTAGAACGTCTGGAGAAGGAGAGCCACCATCATCACCGCAAACTACTCATAAGGCTATGATACAAGGCCAACCTGTTTCCTTAAAGAAACGGAAACTTACCGAAGAACAATGTCGTAAATATCGTGTCCATAAAGATGGAGATGTCTTACGTTTCCATTACTTCGATAAGAAGGGGCATGTAGTTGCGGCTAAAGTAAAAACAAAGGGCAAAGATTTCTATTGGGACGGTAAAAATACCGATAACCAATTCTTTGGTCAAAACTTATTCCCTAACAAAGGGTCAAGACTGACTCTTTACGAAGGTGAATTAGATGCAGTATCAGGTTATGCTGCAATGCCCACATGGCCTCATATGTCAGTACCTAATGGTGCTGCAGGGGCTAAGAAAGACCTACAAAAAGTACTAGATTTAACACAAGGTTATGACGAGATTGTTCTCTTCTTCGACAATGACCAAGCTGGTATCGAAGCCGCTGAAGAATGTGCGGCTCTTTTACCACCAGGCAAGGCGAAGATTGCACGACTTGAAAAGTACAAAGATGCGTCTGAAGCACTCCAAGCGGGGGATTCGGAGGCAATTAGAAGGGCTGTCTGGGACGCAAAGACGTATCGTCCTGACGGAATTATTGATGCAAAATCGCTACTTGAATTAGTTACACAACCAGAACCACCATGTGCTTATGAATACCCATTCAAAGGACTTAACGAGAAACTACACGGGATCAGGTACGGAACACTTACTGCAATTACTGCGGGCACTGGTACAGGAAAAACCTCATTCTGTCGTCAACTTGCAGCTGACCTCCTCCAAAAGGGGGAACGGGTTGGGGTCGTGGAGCTTGAAGCAAGTAATCGAAACACCGCACTTGGATTAATGTCCACAGCGGTTGGTAAACCACTACACCTTGGAGAACACGATGAGTCAGAACTTAAAGAAGATTTTCGTACTACCATTGGTAATTGGCATCTTTACCTTTTTGATGGCTTCGGCTCTTTTGATCCTGATGTCATTTACAATAGGATCGAATACCTTGCCAGTGGATTGGAGTGTCGTGTTGTATTCTTAGACCATCTTAGTATTCTCCTTTCAGGCTTGGAAGGGGATGAGCGTAGGATGATCGACACAACAATGACCAAACTAAGATCATTAGTTGAACGTACTGGAATAGCATTATTCCTTGTATCACATTTAAGGAGAAGTACAAATGATAGGGCTTCGCACGAAGAGGGAGGTCGAGTTAACTTGTCCTCACTTAGAGGATCACATAGCATTGCTCAAATATCAGATACGGTCATTGCCCTTGAAAGAGATCAACAGGCCGACTCTACTGGAAATTCTACGACTGTTAGAGTGCTTAAAAATCGCTATTCAGGCGAAACTGGAATAGCATGTCAAATTTCTTACGATTTATCAACTTGCAGTTTTACTGAACATGAAATTGAGAGAGACTTCAACCCAGCCACGGATTTTTGAAGGGAGTGAGTATGAACACCCTTGGTACACATACTTAAAAAGACCAAAGCCACCATCATCAGAAGCTGTTGCTAAGGCACAGTTCAAAGATAAAACCTACACATGGAAAAAACCCTCAACCTAGCCTTCGACATGGAGACAGATGGGCTAGATTCCACCCGTATTCATTGTATAGTCACTCAAGATCTGGATACAGGTCTTGTAGAGGAGTATAACGATGAGAAATATGCGGATAACCCTAAAGAATTACCTATGGCTAGTCATTCCATTGCTAATGGATTAACTAACCTAATGGCTTGTGACAATATCGTATCTCATAACGGGATAGCGTATGATGTAGCACAAGCACAAAAGCACTACCCATTCTTTAGAAAACTAATGGCTAAACACTGGGACACCTT